CGTGAAGCCGTAGCGCTTCACCGTCTCGTCGAGCGTCTTCATCGCGTTGTCTTGGAACTCGAACGCGGCGTTCAGGTCGTCGATGGCTTTCTTGTAGGCTTCCGGAGTCCGCGCGTCGAGCATGGCCCGCAGGGTCACACCTGCTCCGGCCGCGCGCTCGTTGAGCCTGGCCAGCCCGCCCGCGGCGTCCACGAACGCCTGGCGCACTGGGTTCACCTGCTTCTCTGTGCTCGAGAAGAGGCCCGCAAGCTTGCTTGTGAGCTTGCCAACCAGGGGGCCGACCAGCGACCCGATTGCGTTACCGATGCCAGGCAGCGCCAGTCCGAAGGCGCTGCCGAAGATGCCCGTGAGCTTGTTCCCGAGCCCGTTCAGTGCGCCGCCCGCATTGAACAGCCCTTCGCCGAGACCTCCGCCTATTTTTGACGCGAACGCCTTCATGGCGCCCATCGCGCCGCCACCGCCAGTGAACGCCTGCTGCAGAAGCTGCGGCAGACCGGCCACCGCCGACGACAGCACACCGCCGAAGGTCTTCGACGCCATGATGTTCAGCGTGTCGAGCGCCGACTTCGCGGATTCGATGTCCAGTTGCACGCCCACAGCCACGACACCGCCAGCCGTGCCCAACTCAATCGCGCGCGCCTTGTCCTGCGCGTCGATCAACGCTTGCACGCGTTTGATCTCAGCCTCCACTGCGCCGGCGCCGAAATCACCGGAGCTGCCACGGTTATAGAGGCCCGTCGCCGCGCTCGCATTGATCGCGTTGAGCTTCTCCTCTAGACGCGCCAGTTCGTCGGCCTGCTTCTTCGCGTCCTTGGCGGCGCTCTCAGACGCCTGCCCCAGACCTCGCAGCGCTGGAGCCGCCTTCACCGCGGACTGCTCCACCTTGGCGGTGTTGTCCCACAACTGCGCGAGATAGTCGCCACTGGCTTTTGAGCTGTTCTTCAACCACGTCGACATTTCGGCGAACTTGCCGCCCACGCCGGGAATCTTGGCGCCGAGGTCGGCGAGCCCTCCAAGCACGCCCGTGAGCTGCTCCCAGAAGCCCGCCAGCAGCGTCATCACGACCTTGATCGACACGCCCAAGACTGGCTGCAGGATGTCGCGCCCAACCCACGCCAGGACGTTGCCGAGCGCGGAGAGCGCGGGCAGGAGCGGCCCAACTACGGTCGCGACGATGCCCATCAACTGCTTGCCGAGGAGTCCCAACTGGTCGCCGAAGTTGTCGGCCGCCGCCACGGTCTTCTCGTCGATGATGAGCCCGAGCTTCTCGGCCTGCGTGGCTGCGGCTTCCATGTTGCCGTCGAGCGCCGACAGCAGTTCCGCGCCGCCCTTGCCAAAGACCTGCATCGCGGCCCACGCCTTTTCGGTGGGGTTCTGAATGCCACCGATCGCGTCGGCCACCTTCAAAAACTGCTGCTCGGGGGCCATCTGCTTGAGGTCGGATACCGACAGGCCCAACTGCTCGAGCGCGCCAACGGCCGACTTGTCGCCCTCGATCAGAGTCCGAGCCAGCTTGGTCGTGGCGTTTGACACAGTGTCGAGCGACACGCCCGATTGCTCGACGGCCGCGCCGAGCTTCTGCAGACCGGTCGTGCTGATGCCGGTCTTGGCTGAGAGGTCGGTCAACTTCCCGGCGAAGTCGATCACCTGCTCGCCCATGTCGATGATCTTGGTCACGGTGAACGCGCCAGCCAGCGCCGCACCAACCTTGCCTGCCACTCCAGTGATGGAATCAAGCTTGGCGTTGGCCTGATCGACGGCACGTACTAGCGATGCCTGGTTGGCGGCGATGTCGACCACCAGCGATGCAATGGTCACAGCATCCTCCCGCCCACGTTGGCCATGTCCTGCTCGACCTTCCGGCCCGCCGCTTTCACGCGGTCGAGGAACGGCTCCTTCTGTCCTTCGGCCGCCGGAATCATGAACGGCTCAGCAGGCTGATTCCGTGTGCCGAACTCGACAAAGTGCGCGTAGCGATCCGGTCGGATCAACACCTGCTTACCGCCGCGCGCCCCGATGCGGCCCTTGAACGACTCGCGCTTGCGCGTCTGCACGTTGTAGAACGTGGTCTTCGTCGGACTGACGCCCACTTTCGCGCGGCCGTTGGTCTTGGTGACCTTCCACGCGATCGCGTTGTAGAGACTCCGGGTGTTGATGGACGGCGACGACGCAATCTTGGCCTGTGCGGCGCGGGCCATCTCTCGCGCCGTCATCTCGACCGCCGACAACATGGCCTCGCGCGTGACTTCTGGCAGCGACTGGAACGCACGCTTCGCCTCACGCAGCCCTTGAATCTTGGCTGCGAGCCCGGCTTGCCCTGCTGCGCTGTAGGTGGCCATCAGTCGTCGTCCTCGTCGTCGTCATCACGGCCCGAGACGATCACGGTGCCGTCGCCGGATTCCTCGAGGTGCCGCTGGTGTTCGGCTTCCTCGTGTCGCACCCGGTAAAGCGCGTGCCAGGCTGAGAGTTCCGCCGACGAGATGCGCGCCAGCATCTCGGCAGCGGTCATGCCTCCGAGCTTCTCCGTCAGTTCGAAGACGAACCGCTCCCAGCCTCCAGCTCGGAACCTTTTCCCAGATCTTCGACGTCCTGATCGCTGACGCCTGACAGGCGCTGCGCGACTTCGAAGATCCGGTTGAGGCAGTCGACGCGGATGGTGCCGAGCGTGTCGGCATCGGCATCGGTGAACGTGCGCACGCCGGCCTCGTCGCAGATCGTGCGAGCGGCCAGCCGTGCGCGGACGTTGTCGAGGTTGTAATCGCGGCGGCGTCCCTTGCCCACGACCAGCGAGCGTTCCCAGTTGTCGCGTTCGACACCGGACATCCCGCGCACGTAGACATGGCCGCCGAGTTCCGGCAGGTCGACGCGTTCGACCGGCAGCTTTCCCGCTGCGGCCGAGAGTGCGTCTTTCGAGAGAAATGCAGACACAGTGCCCTCCTGTGGCAATGAACGCTCCGAGCCAGTGCCCACCCAGCCCGGAGCCAGCGGTTACGAGGTCGCGACGCTGTAGAGGCCCGCGGGCTCGAAGGTGACGTCGACCATGTGCGCGTCGCCCCTCGAACCGTTGACGACCGGGAAGTCGCTGATGATGACCGGCACGGTCCACGCCGGGTTGGTGGCCGCGGTGGCGCCGGCATCCGCCTTGATCACCACGTTGAAGGTGGTGCGGTTGACGAACAGGGTCCAGAAGGTCGCGTAGACCTTGCTCGACGCGAAGTCCGCGAAGAACTTCGCCTTGATGGCGCTGATCTTCTGGGTGCCGGCCATCGAGTAGTCCTGCAGCTCGCCCATCGCGGCGGCCGGCTGGGCGTTCAGGCCGACGGTGAACTCGACGCTGGAAACGTGGTCGCTGAGATCGACCGAATTGGCCACCAGCGAGGCGTTGTAGAGAACATGTTTCGCCACTGCTTACGCTCCTGTCGCCGGTGTATCCGCCGGCAGCGGAATCCGCACAATCGAACGCACCACCGGAGTGGCGCCAGGGGCTGGCGGGTGCGGGGCCAGCAGCACCACGCCCGCCGTCGTGTCTTCCCCGACCAGATCGCCCGGACCGGGCGCCGGCGGCGCGCCGGGCGCGTCACCGATCGGTTCCTCGCCGACGCTGTCGCCTGGCGCCAGCGGGGGCACCGCGGCCCCGATCACCACGGCGGCCGGCGACCGGGGATCATCGTCACCGGGCCCGAGCGCCAGTGGCGCGGGTGGCGCGTGCAGTTCTTCGTCAGCCATGTGTCTCGTCCTGCAGGACCGACCGGTAGCCGCATGCCTGGCACAGCCAGTCCGGGTTGCCGTCGGTCAGTCCGAAGTTCACGCGGGCCTCGTCCGGGTGCGCACACCCAACCGGCTCCGTCTCGCTTGCCGGCGGCAGCGTGCCCGCCACTACCACCTCGAGCGCCGCGGCAATGCGTTCCAGCGCCGCCGCGATGCGCTCACCGTGTTCAGCCGTCATCAGTCGGTGCCGACGATCACGATGTCGTAGGTGACCGACGTGCCGCTTGAGCTGTTGGTGATGGTCAGGATGTCACCCGTGCTGGCCGTCACTGCGACGCCGACCGGGTCGAAGAAGCAGTTCCAGGCGCCCGGCTGCAGCTTGAAGCCGTCCGACGCGGCGAGGAACCACACGAAGCCGTTCGAAGACCCGCGCGACACCTGCACGTCGTTCGTGTTCCCGGTCGACGCCTTGATATAAATCAGCTTGATCTTCGTGAACGTCAGCGTGCCGCCGAAGGCGTTGGTCAGCACGCCGGCGAGGTCGAGATTCTCGGTGGCCGAGGCCGACAGGGTGCGAGTGTCCGCCCACTGCGCGGTGGCCTGTCCCGAACTGGTGCCGTTCGACAGCGTCGACAGCAGCGAGATCAGGATCGGGTCTTGCGCGGTCTGGAGGTCGAGCGCCGACAGCGCGAGGCTGTCGATCTTCAGGCTGACGTTGCAGTGGTCAAGGGTTCCGGACATCTCGTCTCACTCCTTCAACGCGCGTGGACTTCGCACACCCATCGCTGCACCCCGTGCATCAGCACGCGTTCGGGGCTGTCAGCGTCGGGCTCATCAAAGACTTCTTCGAACTCACACGTCAGCGACCCCTGCACGAACTCGTAGCCGCTCACGGTTACCGCCGCACGTTCCAGCAACCACGCGACGCGGCTCAGAATCGTGTGCGTCTCACTCGGACCCTTGTGGTCGCTCCACACATCGAACTGCACGGTAACGTGTCCGCCCTGGTGCTGCATCGCGCCGCTGTCGTTCGCGCGGCTTCGACGACCGAGCACCAGATATGGGAACGTCGCCCGCGTCGACGCTGGCACGTAGCCGTAGATGCCCGTGACCAGCGCTCCGAGCGTGGCGTCGGCGTCCAGCGCCGTCTTGATGCCGTCGACAACCGCCTGTATCGGCGACCCGTTCATGCCGCCTCGCGACAGGGCATCCGCAGCCACTCGTGCCGGCCGTCCACGTCGATGGGCGGCCCGACCATTTCCAGCATCACATCCTCGATGCCGTGGTGCACCAGACGAGTGCGACCACCTTCGAGGTCATTGCGATAGTTGCGCCAGTAGCGCACTATCACGTCGTGCGAGATGCGCGGATCAATCTGGCGTGCCCGCTCCAGGTCGCGACCGTCCAGCGGCTGCACTTGGGCGGCGATGCGCCGATAGACCGGCGACCACGACTCAATGACACCGTCGTGCCCGTCCGACTGCTCGGTGCGCCGCTCCACGGTGACGCGATCACGAAGATCACCGGCGCGCATCAGTCGTCCTCCCGCCACCACACCCGATGCGGCGCCCACAGCGCCTGCACGGCCGGCGGCAGGTCCTGCTTCGAGTCGCCGCCACGGTTGGCGTAGAACTGCTCTACGAGCAGCAGCGCACCCATGCGAATCGCTGCCGGAACATCCGCCGCCAGCGTCCAGCCGACCACGTAGGCCACCTCGATGCGGTTTTCGCGGTCAGCCTGCAGCGCCGGGAAGGTCGCGTTCGGCGCACGCATCAGGCAGCCCGGCTGCGCGATGGTGTCCGTCACGTAGTAGCTGCTCGCCAGCGTCGTCAGCGTGCCATCGGCCGCTCGATACTTGACCGACGCGATGCTCTGCAACGGTGCCGCGTTCGGCAGATACAGCTCATCGAACCAGTCTTCCCGGCCGACGGTCCACGTCTGCGTCAACAGCCCGCGATGCAGGTAGTTCTCGGCGGCGTCCGTTGCCGCCTGGATGTAGGTTGCCAGCAACGCGTCGTCGTCGGCCTGATCGATGCGACACTGCGCCCGCGCCTCTGCGATCGTCAGCACAGGCAGCACCGGGTCGGTCGTGCGTCGCCACACCGTCGACATCGTTACCGCTTCCCTCGCTTCGTTTCGATTGCCACAGGCTCCGGCTTCTGCTCGTCGGGACTAGGCGCCACCGCTTCGGCCTCGCCTGCTTCGAGCAGCCGACGCGCCACCAGATCAGGCAGCTCGTAGACCTCGCCGATGGAGAGTGGCCGCTCGGCCCCTGCGTCCTGCAGGAACCGAGCAGCCAGCATCCGCACGCGCATCGGCTTAGTTCGCCGACGCAGCGAGCTGGTTCACCGCCGGGGCCTTGCCTTCGAGAACGGCCACGCCAGCGATGAAGTGGTTGCCGGTGTTGTTGGCCGGCGTCAGGGTCAGGCGGATGTAGCGCTTCGACCCGACGTAGCCGATCGCGCGCGTCTCGCCGTCGTCGGCGAACGTGTAGCTGCCGGCCGCTTCAGGCGCCGTGCCAGGCGTCATGGTGACCATGTCCGCATCGGCAACAGCGGCGTTGTCGGACAGCGCCGAGTTGTCGCCTTCTTCGAGCAGGGCCGTCACGGTCGCGTCGGCGTCCGCGTTGGTGCCCGTGATGTAGACCAGGGTGACGCTGTCGTAGCCCTGCGTGTCGATGATGCTGCTCACCGTGGCCGTGTTGTCGGTCACTGCCGCAGCCGGGGCGATCAGCGGCCGGATGCGCTTGGTGCTGAGTCCGTCTCGCATGTGCGTGCTCTCCTCGTCGAACCGTGAATAGATGAATGGGTGAGAGGGGCGCGGCAACCACTGGGCCGCCGCGCGACACCTCAACCGTCAGTTCGCAATTACGCGAATTTCAAGAACTTGATTGCCTCGAAGTCGACGATGTCGCCGCCCACACGCGCGGTCGTGTAGAAGATGACGTAGGGCTTCGAGGTGAACGGGTCGACCAGCACCGACACGCCCTGGCGGTCGACGATCTGGTAGGCGCGCTGCATGTTGCCGTAGGCGACGGCCAGCGCCGACGCGGTGCTGTAGTTCGCCATGTCCTGCAGGACGTTGATCGGCGCGCCGAGCAACTGGTCGGGCACACCCGCCGCGAACGAGGGGATGAACACGAACTTGCCCGCGCTCGACGCATCCGTCAGGTTGCGGATGGAGAACTTGGTCAGGCGGTTCATGTAGAACGCCGAACCAGGCACGTAGGTGTCCTTCAGCAGCCCCATCAGCGAATTGAGCTTCTGGATGCCGTTCGGATCGGTGCCCCAGCCACCGCTGGTGCCAGTGCCGACGTGCTCAGGCGTGCCCCAGGCGTAGCTGGTCGACGTGGTGTAGCTGGCGAAGCCGCGCGGCTGGCCGACACCGGAACCGGTGACGAACGCCGTGTTCTGCAGGCGCGACAGCTTGTCGGCCACCTTGCCGGCGAGCCACGCCGCCACGTCGATGTTCGCGTCGTTGATCAGCTTCTGGCTGGCCTTCGGCTGCGAGTACAGCTCGTGCACGGGGATGCGCCACGGCGTCGGCACGGCCGGCGTGTTCGAATCCGAACGCGTGCCGAGCTCCGACACCCAGCCGCCGCTGGCCTCGTCGATGTCCGCCGAGCCTTCGAGCGCGTCGCTGCCGATCGCCTGGACCGACGCAAAGCGCCGCATTTCCGACGTCTCGAACACCTTCGCGACGACCCGGCCGCTCTTGTCCGGCGTCACGAGGTAGCCACCGGCATAGTCACTGCCGACCGAGAGTGCGCGCTGCTCGTCGGCCGACAGCCCCTTCTCGCCGACGCGCAGGTAGCGGTCGAACGCATTCGCGTAGAGCTTGTACTCCTCGGCACTGGCGGGCTGGATGGTGGTCTGCCCCTTGGCGATCGCGACCGATCGGCGCTCGAAGTTGAACGCGCGGGTTTCCGCCTCGATCTTGTCCTTGCCTTCGGTGCCGGCAAGACCTTCCTTCTCGAGACGCGCCAGAGCCGCCCGCTGCGCGATGAAGTCTTCGTTCATCTTCGACGCGGCCTCGATGGCCTCGTTCAGCTTCGCGCGGGTCTCGGTGAGCAGCGGATCGACTGCGGCGCCCTTGGCTTCGAGCGTCTTGATCTTCTCGTTGATGTGTTCGAACTGGCCCTTGTAGAGCCGACCGGCCTCGTCGAGGGCCGCTTTCACTTCCTGCATTTCCATGGTCTACGCTCCTGTGGCAATCGCGCCGAAGCGGCGCACCGATTCGAGCAAATCGCTCAGTTGGCCCGACTGCGCCGCCTCCCGCTGCACCTGTCGGAATCCCTTCGCGATGATGGTTTTCGCTTCCGCTTCGGTGAATCCGGCCTCCCGCCGCAGCCACCGTTCGAACTCGCGCTCCGTCGGGAGCGCACCGTCTGCCGCCTTCACGCCCGTGACGCGGGCGGCGTCATTCGCCGGGAACGTCACCAGTGACGTCTCCCAGAGCTGCACGTCCGTCAGTGTTCGCACGCCGCTCTCGTTGTCGACCTTCGACTTGCGCGTCGTGAAGCCGATCGAAAGGCCCGACAGCGCGCCGTCTTTCAGCAGCGTGTAGGCCTCGCGTCCGAGCTGCGTATCCGACAGCCGCCCCTTCACGTAGAGACCCGTCGCATCTTCGTGCATGGCCTCGTAGACGCCGATCGGCGACGACGAGTCGTGCTGCCAGAGCAGCGCTGGCATGCGGCCGACTGCCGTGGCTTCCTTCAGTGACCGCTTGAACGCGCCAGGGGCCACGATGTCGGCGTAGCTGTCGAGCACACCAAAGACCGACCCATAGCCTTCGAACGTGCGCGTCTCGCCATCGCCGATCGCTTTCATGTCGAACGGGACTATCAGCCGTTCACGCATTAGTTCGCTCCGTTGCCGCTGCTCGGCGTCCAGCCCAGAGGGGCGAGGTTCGTCGGCTGCAGGTACACGTCGCCGCCGTCGATCGGGTTCATGTTCTCGAAGGCGCGGATGTCGTTGGCGCTGTAGGCGCCGACCTCGCGCATCACTCGATAGAACTGCGCGCGGGCGTTCTGGTCGCCGCGCAGCAATCCATCCAGCGAGAACTCGATGTAGAACTTGTCGGGCTGCGCAATCAGCTCGCGCGTCAACCGCTGTTCCCACAGCACGAGGTCAGGCCGCAGCGTGAAGACCAAGAATCCGATCTGCTGCTGCTCGATACCCGTGCCCCAGCTCGTGCTCTTCTCGGTGTCGCCAATCATGTGAGGAGGCACATGGAACGCGCCCGCGATCTCCGCGCGCGTGAAGGCCCGCGTTTGGAGAAACTGGCCGTCGTCTGGAGCGAGCGACAGCTGCTCAATCTCCATGCCTTCCTCGATCACGGCGACGCGCTTCTTGTCGGCCCCGCGGCCGTAGGTCTCTTCCCACGACTTTTCGAGACCCAAGCGAGCCACTTCGCTCAACGTCTTGGGGTGGCGCAACGCAATCGACGGCGTCGCATCGCGCGACCACAGCGCATTCGCGTGTTCCTGCGTGGCGATCGAACCGCCGATGGCCTCGCGCATGTCGTGTAGGACCGAGCGCCCCTTCTGCCCGTCCGTGCTCAGCCCCTTCAGGTGCAGAATTTCACCGGGCGCAAACTCCAACGGTGCCTGGCCGTTCTTCCGCGTCAGCTTGTAGCCCGCCGGGCCCCCGAGGTCGCGGCCGTCCAGCACCTCGACTCGGTCCGGGTGCAACGGGATCAGCTCGACGACTTCAGGGTAGAGATTCCCGTCAGACCCGCGTACGGGCTGGATGTTCTTCCAGGCGTAGGCGTTCCCGCGCAGAACGCGGTGCGCCTCGAGCATCCCGAACAGTTCGGCTCGCGTCTGCCAGCTATTCGGTTGAGAAAGAACCTTGGCTGCGCGGTGCCAATCAGCCGGCGCCTTCTCGCGCAGGCTTTTCCGCTCGTAGACCTTCACGGGAAGGCTGGAGAGCGCACGCGACCGCAACGACACGCACG